GTCGCCCAGATCAGCGTGCCGTCGAGGCGCGCGGTGCCGTAAAGACGCGGGATCGGCGCTCCCTCCTCCGCGGTAAAGGGCCGTGCGCCGGTCAGGCGCGGCCCCTCCACGCGGCGAGTGCCGTTGATCAGGGCGCTGTCGACCATGTAGCCGGCGATCGCGCCGGCGGCCGTCCCGATCGCTCCGCCCACGGACCCCAGGAAGCCGCCGAGATAGGCCCCGGCGGCTTGAAGCAGGATTGTCGCCATGACCGCTCCGGTTCAGGTTGGACTAACGGTGAAGTCGGGAAACGCGAAAACGGCGGCGATGCGCCGCCGCCATTGCGGCACCAGAGAGGAGGCAACCACCGCGCCACCACCCTGATAGGCATGGACGAAGCGGTTGTGCGCGATCAGGATGCCGGCGTGCTTGGCCGGCAAATGCGGCCGCCAGCGGAAAAGCAACAGGTCGCCGGCCTGCGCATCCGCAGCCCGCTTCTCGCAAAAATGCCGCCGTGCGCCGGCAAGCAGTTCCTCGCCGCCTCCGGCCTCGGCCCAGTCGAGCGAGTACGCGGCGACCGGCGGTTCCAGATCGAAGCCGCAGACCACTTGCCACACGCCCCGCACCAGCCCGAGGCAGTCACAGCCGACGCCCCTGCGTGAGGCCTGATGCCGATACGGCGTGCCGATCCAGGATACAGCCTCGCGCACCACGGCAGCGGCGACCGGCGATGCGCTCTTGTCTCGACCCGCTGTCATGGAACGATCGGCCCTCCGTCGAAATTGCCGCTGCCGCCGACATAGGAATAGGCGGCGTCATTGCCCGGCAGATGCGGAAAGCCCCGGAAATTCAGAGCATTGCCGAATTTTGCCTTGCAGGTGGCAAAGGCCTTGTCGCAGCCGACCACGATGGAAAAGGTGTCACCGGCGCCGACCGCCGGTCGGATGCGCGGCTGCAGCACCAGCATCGTGTCTCCCCCGGCCATGCGGTGATCGACGACCCTCTCGCTGCGACCCGCCCGCGCGCCCGTCATCCATGTCAGGGCGCCGAAGGAAAACCAACCCGCCTCGAAGCCTTCAAGACCGGATACCACGATCTTTTCGGGTTCTTGCGTGGACTCGACCGTTCCCGAGGCCTTGAATCCAGGCCGATCCAGGTCGACGCCGCAACGGGCATCGCCCAGTTCGGCATCGCAGGTGCGGCGCACGCTGCGTCCGTTCGGCTGGTCGAGCCGGCTTGCCAGGCTCTCCAGTTCGGCGACGAAGCGCTCTTCACTGCGGGTGATCTTGCCGATGGCGGCCGTCCGCACCACGGCGAAATCGCCCGGCTTTCGCCAATTGACGAGCAGGGTCTCCACCTTCGCGCCGTCGTAGAGGCCGGCCGCAATATCCTTGTCGCGGATGCGCGCCGAAGAAAGCGCGCCTTCGACATCGACCGTATCGACGGCCATGCCCAGCGTTTCGCGCGCCTCGCTGGCGCTGAAGCCGGTTTCGGGCTCGAAAAGCAGGCCATCGACGCTCAGCGGCAGGTCGTGATCGGTGAAGCCGGCCATCACGCCGTCCACCCGCGTCAGCCGCCAGCAGGTGCAAACGGTGGTCACGTCCTGCGCGAAATGACCGAGCAGCGCCTGCGGATAGGCGCTCATGGCTGGACCTCGATCAGCGGAATGGAGGGGATCTGGCCTGCCTGGAACGCCTTCAGGCCGATTTCCAGCCTGTCGGTGTCGAAGCGCACCGGCACGTCGAATTCATAGCCGCAGCTCACGGCGAGCCCGTCGCCGGGGATGGAACCGGCCGCAAAGACGATCTCGCCCGTGGCATCGTCGAACGCAAAGGCGCCCGCCGGAAGTTCGGCCCCGCCGACCGCCACCCGCAGCGTGGCGAGTACCGGCTTGCGGATCAGCCGGCGATAGGCATCCTCACCCGTTCCGTAGACCTTAACCAGCTTGTACCGGTCGACCGTCCCGTCGCCCGTGCCGAGCACCTGGTCGAGTGCCGAAGGCGTTTCGCCCGGCCGGCATGACTTTCGATCGAACGGGTCGCGGAAGCGGAAAGCGTGCAGCGACCCGCGCCGCGCCTCGAAGAAAGCGATGACGTCGTGCAAATCGTCCAGCGACTTCACCCCGGTCCCGGCATCATAGCGATGGCGGGACTGCGAAAACCGCGCATTGCGCTTTTCACGGCCAGAGGTCAGCGCAACGATCTCGTTGCGGCGCTCCGGCCCTCCCGTGGCACCGAAGGACACGGCGAGCGGAAACAGCACGTCATGGAAACTGGCAAGGTCGGACACGGTTTCTCCTCAGAAAGTGCGGGTGCCGCGCGATACGGCGCGCGCCAGCATGCCGGTGATCTGGGCCTCGGACTTGCGGAAGGAGGCGGCGTCCTGCGCGGTGACGTTGAAGACGACATTGACCGGCGCGCCGCCGGCAGTGGCAACGCCCAGCGACCCGTCCGAACCACGGCGAAGCGGCAGGATCGCCTCGCTTCCAGCCTCCCCCATCAGTCCGATGGAGCCGGCAAGGGGGAAGTAGCTGGGGCTCGACACGACCCCGCCGGAAGCGAAGGGAACCACATGGCCCGGCACCCCGCCCCTGGCGAAAGGCAGGATGCCGGGAAGCCCGCCCAGCAGGCCTGAAAACAGCGAATCCGCCAGCGTTTGCAGCGGCTTCAATCCTTGCGCCAGCGCCATGCCGGCTAGGTTGAGGCCGACGCGGCGCAGCACGTCGTCCAGTTCCCGGCCGTTGACGGCCGCGCTTTTCAGGGCACCGGAAAGCCGGTTGCCGAAATTGTCGGACAGCTTTTCGAGGTTCTCCAGCGCCAGCTGGAAAGGTGCCGTGTCGGCACGGATTGCAACCGTTACATCTTCAGCCAAATTCAGTCTCCATCGTCGCATGGTCGGGGAATGCGCGCATCAGCGCCGCAAGGGTTTCGCGGCCGGGCGGCATGGTCCTGCCGGGGCGCAACGCCGAAAGCGCCCGCTCGAACTCGACCGGCGTCATCTTCCAGAACGTATCCGGCGAAAGCCGCAGCAGGCCGAAACCGATCGCCATGACATTATTCCATGGGAAGGCCGGCCTCGTGCCTGCCGCGGCCCTCAAGGGTTTGGCGCGGCTTCCTCGCCCGCTCCGGATCCGAACGTGGTGGCCAGAAGGTCGGCAACGACGGCCGCAAAGCCGGTCGCGCCGGCATCGGATTGCATGGCGCCGACCTCTTCATCGGACACGCTGTCGCCAGCGCCGCGCAGGCCGGCGCCGATGATGCGGATCATGTCCAGCGCCGACAGCCGACCCGTCGAGAAACGCTCGACAAGAGCAGTCAGGTCGTCGGCTGCATAGGCGGCTTCCAGTTCGGCGAGAGCGCCCAGCGTCAGGCAGAGCCTGCGCGGCCTGCCGTCGAGGACGGCCTCGACCTCGCCGCGCCTGCGATTGGCGCTCATGGCGTCACCGCGAAGGCAATGGCGCCCGCCGATTCCAGCGCCATCTCGAACGTCACTTCGCCGTCATGCGAACCGGTATATTCCAGCGACGTGATCTGGAACGGACCGGTGATCGTGCCGAAACCGGGCACGGCAAGCTGCCAGTCCGGGATCTCGCCGGCGAAGAACCGCGACCGGATCAGTTCATCGGACTGTGCGTCCTTGAAGATGCCGGAACCGCTGGCGGCTGCGCGCTGCACACCGGCACCCGCCAGCAATTCGCGCCAGCGGCCGGCCGAATCGGAATCGGTGATGTCTACGGTCTCGCTGTTGAAGGCCATCCGCTTCGAGCGCAGCCCGGCGACCGTGACGAACGAACCGCCGCCGGAATCAACTTTGAGAAGAAGGTCCTTGCCCTTCTGTGCAGCCATGCCAGGCCTCCTGATGGTTCTTGGTTAGAATTTTCCCGGGCAGCCTGTCAGGCCGCCGTTTCGATGACCGCGCGAAAGCGCAGCAGGCCGTGGTGGACCGCCACGTCCTCGTCATAACGGGCTTCGCCATAGTCGAAGCGCAGGCTGACGAGACGATGCGTCTCGAGCGCAAGGTCGGCGTCGTCGAGGCGCTGTTTCACCCGCTCCATGATTCCGAGAATTTCCTTCTTGCCCTTGGCCTTCGACCAGACATGCAGGGTGAAAAGCTGCTCGACGCCACCCTCGGTCGACGTGCTCCAGTCGTAGAAACTGGTCCGGCCGAACGTCACATAGGGAAAGTGCGCGTCGGCGGGCGCCTGGTCGAATATCTTTGCGCCGCCGAGCAGGCCGGTCAGCGCATCATCGCCCGCCAGCGCCTCGAACAGGGCCTTTTGCAGTTCAGCGACGGGTGCGGTCATCGCCCTGCTCCTCTCCCGGTGCCGGGGTGTGCCGCGACGGCCTGTCGCCGGCGAGACGCCGCTTCCGCGCCGCACCGTCCCCCTCGACGGATTCCGCCAGATCGTGCGCATTCCAGCGCATGGCGCGGATCAGCCCTTCCAAAGTCACCGCCACGGCCAGTTTCATGCTCCTGCCTCCTTCACCTTGCAGACCAGATAGCGGCCGCTCTCATCGGGGTCGTGGACGGTAAGGATGTCGAAGACGCGCCCTGCCCGCGCAAAGCGCATGCCGCTCGCCACACCGACACGGCGGCGCAGCGTGATGCGGTGGGTGACGCTTTCCAGCGTCTGGTCGGCCCCGAACACACTCTCGGCGGCGACCGGCTCGATCCTGGCGAACACCGTCGCGGTCTCGCCCCATGTCTCGGTGAAGCCGCCGAGCCCGTCGGGCACGGTTGAGCAGGCTTGCAGCGCAAGTTCCGTGCGCAATTCGCCTGGGTCGATGAACAGCACCGCCATCACAGCCTCCGGCGGCGAAAGGGGGCGATCATGCGCTCGTATCCTGCCGGATAGGAAACCGGCTGGTCGCCCGGCCCGAAGCTCGCGCGAAACTCGTACCAGTGCGCGACGAGCAGGACGATGGCACGCCGCAACAGGTCGGGCACGTCGGTCGCGGCCTCGCCGAACCCGGCGACGAAATCGATCTCAATGCCGTTCATGGCCCGCAGCGCTCCGGGCGGTTCACTGAAGTGCAGCCGCGCCGGGCGCGAGGCGATGTCGGCCTGGTAGCTGGACGGGGCGATCACCGATGCCTCCCCCTCCGAGCCATAAGCGGTGACCGCCAGAATCTCGCGCACCGGATGGAGCGGCACGGTCACGCAGCCTTCGCGCGGCCAGTCGTCGAGCGCCAGCCGCCAGTTCTGCTCGATGAGCGCAAGGCCGGCCGCCCTCTCCACATCTTCCCGGGCGGCGCGGATCAGACCGGCGAGCAGGTCGTCCTCGCTGTCCCGGTCGAGGCGCAGATGCGTTTTCACGTCGGCAAGCGTCACCGGTTCGGCCGCCGGATCGACGGTTCGGATAAGCGTCATTATTCACCTTTGCTTGAAAAAGGAGCGGCCCCGGCGGGGTGGACCGGGGCCGCATCGGCAGGCGTTCGGGCGGCGGAAGGAGGGGCCGCCGCCTCGGGAAAAATCCTTACGCCGTACCGAACTTGAGCAGCTTGATGGCGTCGAAGTCCTGGACGCCGCCACCGACGCGCTTGGTGGTGTAGAACAGCACGTAGGGCTTGGCGGAATAAGGATCGCGCAGCACACGCACGCCGGTACGATCCACCACCAGATAACCGCGGCCGAAATCACCGAAGGCGATCGCGGTCGCGTCCGCGCCGATGTCGGGCATGTCCTCGGCCTCGACCAGCGGAAATCCCATCAGCATGGCCCGCTGGCCGACGGCGGCGGGCGGCTGCCACAGATAGTTGCCGTCGTCGTCCTTCAGCTTACGCACCGCCGCCTGCGTCTTGCGGTTCATCACCCAGTTGGCGTTCTGGCGGTAACCGGCCTTGAGCGAATAGACCGTGTCGATCAGGATATCGGAAGGGCTGGCAGCCGGAAGCTCACCCGAAACGCCGGTCAGCGTGTAGCCGATCTTGCCCCAGGCCCAGCCGGTTTCCGCCACCGTCGGATAACTCAGGAAACCCTTCGGCTTGGCGCTGCCGTCGCCGGTGACGAAGGCCTTGCCCTCCTGCTCCGCGAAAGCCGCCTCCACTTCGGCGGAAATCCACTGGTCGAGATCGACCACCGAATCCTCCAGCAGGGAAGCCGTCGCCGCCGGCATGGCGTAAAGCTCCATGGTCGGGAACTGCAGCTCGGCCAGCGTCGCGGTATCGGTCTGCGGGCGCGCGGCGGTTTCGCCGACCCAGCCCACCGCCGGGCCGGTCACCGAAAACGGCTTCTTCAGCACGGCAGACGATACCTGCCGGACCGAGGCGATGGAGCGGATCGGCGACAGGGCGGCAAGCCGCTTGCCGATCTCCGTTTCCGTCTCTGCCGGCACCAGATAGCCGCCGTCCTGGCCGGAACCATAGGACATCGCCTTGGTATCGAGGGCGCGAAGCTGGCGATCGTCACCGCTGCGCATATAGGCGTCGAAGGCGCTCTTGTGCTCGGAAGGCTGAGAGCGCCCGTCGCGCCCCAGCATCGGCCTCGCCTTCTTCAGCGCCAGTCTGTCGAGCGCCCGCTTCTGCTCGTCGAGTGCGAGCGAAAGCCGTTCGACCTTTTCGCCGGTAAGCACGTCGGCGCTCATGCGCGTTTCCAGCTGCGCCAGCTTCTCGTCGTTCGTCTCCTTGAACGCCTCGAACGTGGTCATGAACTCGCCGAAGGCGTCCTTCAGGTCGAGATAGTCCCCCGGCGCGGACTTGGTCTCGACCGTCAGGGATTGCGGTTGTGCATTCATCGAGCGTTTCCTCTTTTGTTGATCATTCGGGTGGCTTGCCGGATGCGTTCCGCGAGGTCGCGGATCGATCCGGGCGCAGAAGGCCGCTTGCGCCCGCTCTTCACCATCTCGATGCGAGCCTCCGGCAGCATCGGAAAGGTGACGATCGAGATTTCCCACAGGTCGGCCTCGAGAATGCGGCGCACGCCGGTTGCCGGGTCGCGTCGGGCCTTGACGGTTCGGAAGCCGATCGACAGGCCGTCCAGCGCGCCGCTGCGCATCAGGCTCAGAACCTCGCGGGCGCGCCTCACGTCCCGCGCCAGCCGGCCGCGCACGAACAGGCCGCGCGCGTCTTCCCGGATTTCGGTCCAGGTGCCGATCGGCTCGCCGGGGTCGTGCTGGAACAGCATGCGGATGCCGGCGGCACCGCGGCTGCGCAGTGAGTTGGCGAAAGCGCCGCGCTCGACCGCGTCCTTGCCGAGGTCGACCTTGCCGAACAGGCTGGCATAGCCGGTGAAGCTGCCGTCCGCCTCGACCTCGTCGAGAACGAGATCGACGAACTTGTGCTCGAAGCTGCGCGCCGAAGCCTCACTTTTCATCCGCATTCTCCCGCTTGTTGCGCCGCAACAGGTCCAGCAGCGTGTTCTGGTCGAAGGCGCGCACGACGAAGCCCAGCGCCCACCAGGCGCACAGGCTGGCGGCGGCCGAGCCCATCAGCATCAGCTCGACCGGGCCGATGATGTTTTCGAGGCCGAGTTCGGTCGAAATCTTGAGCCCGGCAGTGCCCCCGAACACCAGGCCGCAGACGACGCCCACGGCAAAGCGCGCGGCAGCCTCGCGCCGCCCGTGCGGAAGGATGTAGGCAAGCGAGATCGCCGAGCCGGCGACGGCGCCGGCGCCCTTGGCGATCCACACCCAGCCCGTCTGAGACAGATCGGTCATGGTCGGGTTCTTTCGTGGCAGGTTCAAACGAGATCACGCGGCCGGTAGCCGACCGCCTCGCGCTTTTCGTCCTCGGTGAGGAAGGTCGCCGCCTCGATGCGCGCCCACAGCGCGTCGCGGTCGCTGTTCAGGCCGTCGATGCGGTCGGCGTCATACCAGAGGCGCAGCGTGGCCCCGAAGGCCTGGCCGAGAAAGGCCGAGAATTCCTTGGCGGTGCGCGCCACCAGCGGCAGGATGGTGAGGCGGTAGAAGGCGCGGTTGGCTTCCTGATAGTTGGCATAGGTGTTGTCGCCCGGAATGCCGAGCAGCATCGGCGGCACCCCGAAGGCGAGCGCGATGTCGCGGCTGGCGGAATGCTTGGCCTCGACGAAATCCATGTCCTTGGGCGTCAGGCCCATCGCCTTCCAGTCCAGCCCGCCCTCCAGCAGAAGCGGGCGGCCCGCCCGCGTCGCGCCCGAATAGCCCTCCTCCAGTTCGGCCTTCAGCCGGTCGAACTGCTCGTCGCTCAGATTGCCTCCGTCCTTGGGCGCGTAGACCAACGCGCCGGAGGGCCGTGCCGAATTGTCGAGCAGCGCCTTGTTCCAGCGCCCGGCCGCATTGTGGGTGTCGAGCGCCATCAGCGCCGCCTCCAACGGCGGGAAGCCGTAATGGTCGTCGAGCGGATGGAACAGGCCAAGGTGCAGCGCGCCGCCGCCGGTGTCATCCAGCCCCAGCGTTACGCTGCGCCGCTCGCCGCCCTCGCGATAGTCGAGCGCCACCGGCCAGCCGGCACTGTCGGTCGCCACCGAAACCCGGTCGGGCCGCAGAAGATGCAGCTCGTGCGCGCCGTTGCCGGCCGCGATCATCTCGACATAGGCATTGCCGGACAGAAGCAGGTGCCCATAGAGCCCTTCGAGGAACGTCGCCCCGGCCTGCTGCCCGTTCGGCCGCTCCAGCAGCGACAGCAGCGGATGATCGTCCAGCTCGGCCGCGCCGTCATAAAGCAGCCACGGCACCGCCGAGGCCGTTTCCGCAATCAGCCGCACCGAGCGATGCACGATCGGGTTGCGCATAAAACCTTCGCGCGCCAGCGTCGCGTAGTCACGGCGCGTCCAGTGCGCCTCGCCTTGCCCGTGAAAGGCGATGAAGCCACCGGGCGCCGCGCTTTTTCGTTCACGGCGCGCGCCGGCGCTTCCCGCCGCACGCAGCCAGGACCAGTTCCAAGCCATGTTGTTTCCTTATCGTAAGTCGCGAATGCGGGGCCGCGCCGACCAGTCAGGCAACAGTTCGGTGATGGCCCATACGAGCGCATCGACCCGGTCGGGCGAGCGGCCGCTGGACAGCCCGTTCGGGCCGAAGTCGCACATTTCGTCCTCCAGTTCGCCGAAGCGGCCGGTGTGGCGCACCCTGCCCTGCTGGTAGAGCGCGGCAACCGGCTCGGCGCGCAGCCATTTCCCGCGCCGCGCCCTTACCGGCTTCACCGGAACGGCCGGATCGATCGTGCGGATCACCGCCGTCGCCATTTCGCCGCCCTGGTTGACCTCGACCATCAGGCAATCGGCCTGCAGCCGGAGATAGAGCGCCACGGCGCGGGCGGCCCATTCCTGCGGCTTGGCCGCATTGACCGTCGCATCGGCAAGGACAATGACGTTGCCGTCCTCGCCAAGCCCGGCGGCAACGATGCCGCAGGCATCGGAGGTCCGGCGCGAACTCGCGGGCGGGTCGACGGCGACCACGATGCGGGCAAGCGCGCCGGGATTGTCCAGCGCCGCTTCCTCGATCATGCGGCGCGACCACAGCGCGTCCTCGCGATCCTCGATCAGTTCGCCGTCCAGTTCCTGCCGGCCGAGGCGCGTGCCGCCATAGCGCCGCTCCACCATCTTCAGGAAGCCGGGCGCCAGGTTGGCGGCATTCTCCTCGGTGCGCATGCGCGTCACCGCGACGGACGGATCGGCCAGCAGGCGCTTTATCAGGGCGGTCGGTCGTGGCGTGGTGGTGACGATCTGGCGCGGCTGCGCCCCCAGCCGAAGCCCGAATTGCAACATGTCGAAGCAGGCCTCGGGATAGCGCCATTTGGCCGCCTCGTCGCACCACGCCGCCTCGAACTGATGTCCCCGCAGACTGTCGGGGTCCTCGGAGGAAAACACGGTCGCGACCGCGCCGTTGTCCCAGACCAGCCGCCGCCGGCTCGCCTCGAAGCGCGGCCGGTCATGCCGAGAAATGCCGACGATGCCGGACGGTCCCTCGATCATCACGTCGCGCACATCGGCCAGCGTTTCGCCGATCAAAGCGAGGCGAGAATGCTTTTCGCGCGAAAACGGCGCCAGCCCACGCACCAGGCCGTTCACCCATTCCGCCCCGAGCCGCGTCTTGCCGGCGCCGCGCCCACCCAGCACCAGCCAGGTATCCGGCATGATGCCCATGAGGGAGAACGGGTATTGCGCCGGCCGGGCATTCCAAAACCATTCCTGCGCGACCAGTTCGGCTTCAGCCGGGCTCAGATGGGTCGCCGACCAGTCGCCTTGCATATCCGATCGCCAGTTCGACGATGCGCTCGTCGATGCGTCGCAGGATGGCGGCCATGTCTTCATCTCTTCTCGTTTGGTTCTCTTTCGCGCCGCTGTCGCTGCGCGTGATTTCGCCAATTTTCTCGAGTGTGCGCATCACGGCAGCGATCGCGTCCATGCGCGCCTTGTCCGCCGAAGCACTGCCAGCCTCGTCCGTGCCCGCCGCCTCCGCCTTGCCGATCTGCTGGTCGAGCAGCACCCTAAGCCGCTTTTCCTGGTTGGAAAGCCGCATGGCCGCTTCCGCATCCCGCCAGCCTTCGCTTGCGGCGCGCTTGCGCATCGCGGCCGGTGAACGGCCGCTGGCCTGCGCCAACAGGTCAAGGCTCGGCGCCGCCCCCTCATGCAGGGCGCGCAGCGCGGCCCATTGCAAGGCCGGGCCTGCAATCATACCGATCCATCCATGTGCTGATTGTCTTGCGCGCCCGAAAAGGAAGCCTCCGGGCTGCCCTGGCCGCAACTTTGCGACGATAGCTGGACCCTACCAGAGCACCGTTACGGTGTCAAGAATTTATTCCTATAAATTTCGGCAGCAGTGACGTTCGCCCATTGTGTCCCATTTACGCTTGTGGCGAAATTTTAAATCGGCGAAAACCTGCCCACGGTACGCTGCGCAAAAATCGTCGTAAAGTGTTCCCATACCGCGCGTTGGAGCCCCTGCCGGATCAACATGACCGCCCCCGACAAAGAGCACAGGAAAAGAGGCCGCATCGCCGCGTTTCTGCTGGCGGTCGACGCTTGGCTCGATTCCTCGCTCTACGAAGCGAGTTTCAAGACGCGTGAGATCTGGGAAACGCTGACCATCTTCTTTCGGCGCTTCCGCGTTTCCGGCTGGCGGCGCGGCGTCATCGAGGTCGCGAGCGAGGCCTTCACATTCGGCGCGGCCGGTTCCGTCATCATGCTGGCGCTGGCGCTGCCGGCTTTCGAGGACACGACCGGCGACTGGCGCGCGCAGGGCGACTTCGCCGTCACCTTCCTTGACCGCTACGGCAACGAAATCGGCCAGCGCGGCATCCTTCAGCGCGACAGCGTGCCTGTGGACGAGATGCCGGACCACGTCATCAAGGCCGTGCTCGCCACCGAGGACCGCCGCTTCTTCGAGCACTACGGCATCGATTTCATCGGCCTGTTCCGCGCCGTTTCGGAGAATATGCGGGCCAATTCGGTCGTTCAGGGCGGCTCCAGCATCACCCAGCAGCTCGCCAAGAACCTGTTCCTTTCCAACGAGCGCACGCTGGAGCGCAAGATCAAGGAAGCGTTCCTGTCGGTCTGGCTCGAATGCAATCTGTCGAAAAAGCAGATCCTGCAGCTCTA